GTGGTTCTTGGGAAGCTGTTTGTACCATCGGTGAATGTCGCCGTTTGCGCGCCGGTTGCCGAGACATTCTTGTACTCGGCGGTCAACATCTCCCGGCTGCCGATCAGGGCGTACCCTGTTCCGGCATTCAGCGTCGTGCTTTCTGCGCCTGACGATCCTGTGTTCTGCGTCAGGCCAATGACAAAATCGTTGGCGTTTGTTGTGGTAGCGGTAGCGGAAGACGAGATTGCATCTGTCGCAGTACCGGGATATACCTGATACTGATTTGCCGCTCCATCCTCTGCTGAGGTTGTGGCGAGTCCTGCGACCTCGACCAAGAGCAATCGGCGGAAAGGAACAGCCGTACTGAACGTGGCGGTTACTGTGTGGCTTCCCGATCCAGCATTAAGCAAGTAAAAGGCATTTGAATTCTGCGAATTGCCTGTGTCACGGCATCTACCGTCAGCCGACTGCGTATAGGATGTACCGTCGCTAACCGTAACTGTTACTGTAGAACCACCGCCATCGCCAACAAAGGCGATGATCGCGCTGCCTGCGGCTACACCCGTGATCGTTGTGGCTATGGTTGTGGTACTTGTTGCGTTGTCTCCACTACCCTCATAGACGCTTTGGAGGACGTTTCCTCCTGCGACGGTCTCTGATCTCGCCGCCGATCCTACTGCCGACGCCCCCGCGCCGGATAGCGCGCCCGATGTGGAGTGCGGGACGTTATGCTTGGCGCTGCCGACAGCCCTTGAGTTCGCACCGGTCAGTGTTCCGGTGGTCGCGTGCGTGACCGGCGGCTTCGGCCGCAAGGCGATAGTCATGCAGCAGGCTATGCTGCTCGTCTGTGTCGCTGTGGTGGTGCCAGTCGCGCCGGCTGTCGCTTTGGTTCCACGGGCGTTGGCGATACCACCGCCGACGGACGTGTTGACCACCTGATCGTGGATTTCGGTCAGGCCGGTCAGGTTGGCGTTGGTCCAAGCAGAGACAGCCGCCGTGCTGTTCGCGTCTTGGTCGCGCGCCGCAGCAAGGTGGAGCATCGCCCCTGCTGTAGCCGTCGTGATCGCGGCGAAGGTGAGCGTTGTGCTCGCCGGGGTGACGATGTTGCTTGTCGGCGTCGCGTCAAACGGGGTGGTTGTGTCTATCCCCCGGTAGCCGGAAATGATGCCGTTGGATACTGTTCCACCGGAGACCGCCACAGATGGCGCAGCGTCGCCGCTCTGCCACCAACGGTAGTATTGGGTGAGCCGGGTTCCGCCGGCCGCTCCAGCAGTCCCGGTGGAAAGCGGGGAGCCAGTGACAGCCGTCCATCCGCTCGGCGTCGTCACCGCACGGTTCGCGGTGTGGACGTCGAGGATCATCAGGTCGCCGGCAGCCATCCCCGCCGGAATGCCCGGCGAGAACGAGGTCGTGCCTGTCGCCCAAGCACCCTTGGCGACGAATGATCCTGCCATCAACTACCCCTTATGGGGCTACATCGTTCAGGCCGGGTGTTTCCAGCTCTCGACGTAGCCATTGGTGACGGGTACGTCGTTCGGGTTTGCGTCAACCCCCATCCACCACTGGAGGCCGTCCCACGTTGCCGGGAAGACGTCTCCATTGACGAGGGTGATCTCGACCGTTTGCCCGACCGGCGGCGCATGCTCAGGAAAGGCCGGCATGGTTAGGCACCCAAGGCGGTGTAGGTCAGCGCGGAACAACTCACCGTGTCGCCTGCGCCAACAACCAAGCCGTTGGTCATGGCGATGTCGCCGGAGAACGTGCCCGTGCCTGAGACGGCGCCGGTGTTGTTCTTGTCGAGCGTGATCGTCGTGCCGTTGACGTTGACGACGCGCGCGCCGGTGGCGATACCGGTGCCACTTGCCAACATGCCGACGACGATGCCGGATGCCGAGCCAACGGTGACAGTTGCCGCGCCGGACGAGCCGGAGACGGTTGGGGTGACGGAAGCGGCAACGTCGCAGTGGATGACGAGGGTGCCGGCCGAGGTTTGCAACGAGGCGTTGGCCACAGGCGAAGCGTTGCCGGTGGCGTTGGTGTCGCTCGTGATGGCGTTGGCCGTCGCCGTGCCGGAAGACGAGGCGGCGAAGGCGGTGGCAGACATGACGAGGTTGGCGACGATGGTGCCGGGAGCGCCGACGGTGCCGGCCAAGCGGAACTTCAGGTGGGCACTGGCGCCGAGCAGGGCGGTGACAGCGTTCGTGGCGGCGTCGCGCGCAGCGGCGGTGTGGGTAATTGTCAAGGTAGTTTCTCCTTAAAGAGTGTTGAAAGAATGAAGTTCCCGCTTTGCTGCCAAATACGCAGCCTGCGCGAGGTCTTTTGAATCGAACAGCCCAAGTTCCTTTACGGCCCCATCGACTTGTATACGCGCCCGAAATTTCGGAAGCCCATTCTTAGATACGGAATGTTGGTACGCTCCGATCAAACCGTGCTTGTTGTCACTTCTAGCGCGCCGCCGATTCTGCTTGTTCTGCGCGCTTGTTGCCTCCCTGAGATTCGAGAAGCGGTTATTTAGCGGGTTCCCATCAATGTGGTCGATCTCATCTTTTGGCCACTCCCCTGTCATGTAGAACCACGCCAGCCTGTGTTCGAAAACTTTCTTGCCTTTCACGCCTATGAACCTGCTTCCTAGAACTGCGACACACCCGGCAACCGTGCCGGCAGAGGAGCCACCAGTCGAAACCTTGCGCGTGAATACTCCGGTATCCGGGTCGTAATTCAACAGCCGCTTTAGCTCCATCTGTGTGACACTCATTGGGGCTTCTCCTCTTGGGTCAGTTGTTCAATCTGTTCCGGGGTGGCGGTCCCGGTGAGTTGGTACGTCTCGACCTCGCCGGTCGCCTTGCGGGTGATGGTGACGGTTGCGGTAATTCTGCCGCCCCCACCGCTCAACTGCGGTCCTTCGTTCTGCATTCTGTTCTCCTCGTGGTTACCTGCGGCCATTGCCGCCCATACCGGCCATGCTGTTCTGATCTTGGATCAGCGCGCGCGCCTCGCGGGACAGCCATACCTCAGTCAGCTTGTCGAGCTTCCGTGAGATTTCCTTGAACTGATCGTCGGACTTCGCCTCGTACCGATTAAAGTATTCCTTGCGGTCCTGCTTGTCGTTTTCGAGGACGATCAGACGCGTACCACTTTGTAGTAGACCGATACGATGGTCAGGAACGCGACGAGGATCGCTATCCCGTCGCCGATCGAGAACTCCTTCTTGATGGACCATCCATCATCTTTGTGGAATTCTGCGGTCATCGCTCAACCCTGTCGTTCAGAACCGGCACGTCGTCTGCGCGCCCACTGTCCAGTTCTCGAATCCACTCTCCTGATACAGCTGTGTTTGCTGTGGCGTCAGGAACTCCGGTGTTGTCGCCCACGGCAGCAGGACGCACGCCAAGCCGTTTGGTCGTGGCCACGGTAGTGTAGGTGTTATACATCCCGACAAGGACAGCCAAACCAGTGACAAGAGTGCTGATCTGATCTGCCGTGATCGGGATCGGGTGGCCGACTGCGGCTGACAGGCTGACGAGACTGCCAATGAGCACGATGGCGCTGTTGGTCCAAACCTGAACCTTCTTCCAAGTTTCAGCACTGGCGAGCTCCTGTCCGGCCCGTAGGGCTCTGATGGCGTCAATGAACATTGGTTACCTCAACATGGAAACGGCGATTTGGGCCGCCGTGATCGCCAGCATGGCGTTCTGCTTTTCGTTGTCACCGAGCTGCGATGTCAAGATCGCGTTGGACAGGGCAGGCAGCGTCTTGGTGGCGAAAGCATCCCACCCAACAGCTGTTGCCATGCCATCGGGTCCGCACAAGGCGTGGATGATTGTGGCCGCGTTGGCGACCTCTTCCTTGGCGCCGTCCGACAGCATCGGTGAGACCCGAAGCACGACGATCAGAGACTCGATCGGCGGGCAGGCGCGCTCCGCAACCTCGGCGACGGACACCGTACCTTGGACGACCGTAACAGGTACGTTGCCGGCGGTTGGCGTTTGGCACGCGACAGCAGCAACGGACGCGAACAGCAGGATCAGGAGACGTTTCATTTCGTACCTCATTGTTGGAAAATCTTCACACCACCCCCGACATGCAGAGCGATGACTCGGCGGCCCGGCGCTTGGTCAGGCCCGGGAGCGGAACCAGCACCCCGGCCACCCTCGCTTTGTTCCAGCGTGGCAATTCTTGGCAGGCGGCCTTGATGTTGCCGGCGGCAAGGTGGCGGGCAGCTGTGCTGTTGAACTTGTCGCACGCCACCCGCGGCCCCATGTTGAACACGGCGTCGCTGAAGGCGGCAAGGACAGGCTCGGGAAGGCCGGGTTGGCACTTCTCGACGATCTCGATCGCCTCGTTCATGTCTCCGCTCAGTCGCACGCGACACTCTTCGAGCGAGTACTCCCTGCCCTTCTCAACGCTCTTCGTCGATCCGTAGCAGACAGTCAGGATGCCGACCGGGTCGCGGTAGGCCCATTGGCGCAGGCCTTCGGCCGGAACGGCGATGGCGATGGCGAGCGCGGTGGCTGTGGCGACGCGCCGCGAAGTTGCCGGGCGGTGGTCAATCATCCTCTTCCTCCACGCTCTCGGCGCCGATGATGTTGCCCGACGGGTCTTTCTTGATCTTGATCGACTTCTTCACCGTGCCCTGCTTCGCGTCGATCTGAAGGTTGAGGACGAACGGAGCAACAGGCTCCTTCTCCTCGGGCTCTTCCTTGGACGACATCTCGATCTCGTCGAGGCGCTTCAGCACAGGTGCCAACAGCTGTTCAGGGTTGATCTGATCGGGTTGGTTCGTCTCGGCGGAGCGAATCTTGGCCATCTCGACTTCTGACTCACGCTGATGGCGCTTGTCCTCGTACTCCTGAACCATGACGACCGTGTCGCGCTTGGTGTCGGAGTCGATCTTGGCGACCGTGATCTTGGCCTCGGAGTCGGTGATGGCCCGGACCTCGCTCTCGTGGCGGCGCGAATCCAGCATGGACGCGGCGGAGATGCGGGCCACTTCCACCTTGCCCGAGATTTCCTCGCGGCGGACCTCGTACTCCTGAGTCTTGTCGGCGACCTGCTGTTGGGCTGCTTGCAACATCTGTTGCAGCTGTTGCATTTGCTGTTGAACCTCGGGCGGGATCGAGCCGGTGGCGTGCATCTCCTCGATTTTGTCGGGCGGCGGGAGTACACGGTCGATGTCGAGATGGAGACCCTTGGCCATTTCGCGCAGCAGCTCGACGCGACCCTTGATGCCGATGATGCTTTGGTCGAGCGGATTGCTGACCGCTTGCAGGAACAGCTGTCGCTTCTCTTGGATGTGGTCCTTGATGAGCGCACCAACCACCCCCGAGGGGACGACCCGCATGTCGCCCTTGATCTCGGGGTTCGGGTCGTTAATCATCAGCTTGGTGTAGAGGCGCTCGATCATCTCGTTCAATGCCCCGTCCAAGGACAGGATCGCCTGCTTGATTCCCTTCGAGGCGTTGTCCATCAGCATGGAGAGCCCGGAGGCCGTCCTGCCGGCGCCCGACACGTTGGTCGAACCGTAGATGTAGTTCGGCACGCCGGTGACTTCGTCCGCAATCCGGGTGAAATACTGAAGAACTCCCAACAACGCATCGGCGTTCATGTCGGGTTGGAAGAAGCGGATGGCGGGCTGTCCTCCACCGGTGCGGTCGGAAGTTGTCTGCCACATCTTCCACGGGTGCATCTTGGTGATGTTCGTCCCCGGGGGGAGTCGGTCGATCGTGACCTCGACCTGCGGGCCGCTCGCGATGCTCATGTTGTTGGCGAGCGAGCGGGCCGAGTTGTTGCAGAGCTCCTGAATGTCGGACATCGTCTCGCAGAGCGCCTTGCCCGCGAACGACCCGGGGATGTTCTCCCAACACGACTTGGAGTACGGACGCTTGCCGAGAGGATCGGGGTTGAGCTGCGCCATGATGACGTGCGAGCCGACCTGCCAAGCGGTGACCTGATACACCCGGTCCTTGTCGACGGCCAGCCCCCACTCCTCAAGCATGGAGCCGTGGGCATCACCCCAAAACTCCAAGGCCTCGATGATCTCGTTCCCTTGGTAGGCGTAGTTCCGCCCGGCCAAGCGTTCCCGCTCGGTGTCCCCGTACTGCATGGTGCGCAGGCCGTGGATGCGGTAGTCGTGCATCGCCTGCACGATCTCGTCGTCGTTGTACCCCGGAACACCACGCAGTGCTTCGAGGTCGGCGATCATCATCCTGTGACGCCTGATGAAGAACCCGTCCTGCGTGCTGGTCGCCGAGGGCGACGGGAAGCAGTCGTATGGCGACACCCGCTCAAAGTCGTAGATCAGCTGTTCTTCGACGATCGGCTGCCAGTCCTCGCCCCACTTCATCATCTTGCGGCGCTTCACCGACGGCCCCTTGATGACGCAGTAGGGGAAGGTGACGAAGTCGTAGATCACATCCTCGGCAGTGCGATTCCAGCCAGCCTCCTGAAGCACGTCGAGAATCTTCTCGTTCATGGCGGTCATGGCGCGGTCGGCGTAGTCGCGCATCGCGCGCTTGGCCTTGTTCTTCAGGTACTCGAACTGCTCCTCGACGATTTCGCTGTTGAGGTCGTACCCCTGCTGCATCAACAGCTGTGCGTCGGCGATCGTCTGTTGCTTGATGCGCTCCTCGTACATCTTCGGCATGTCGGGGATTTTCGTGTGCTCAAGTTTGAACGGCTCCTCGCCGGCACTCAGCATCACGTCCTTGATCCACGACTCGGCTGCCCGGCACTTGATGTCCGTCAGCATCAGGAAGATTTCCGACCCGCCGGTGGCTTGGATGGCCGCCTTCTTCTCGGGGTCGTACTCGCCACGGCGTTGCCGCTCGCACTTCAGCAGCCGCTCCTGCATCTCCTGACTTGCGTTCTTGGCCTGCTCGTAGCACCGGCTGACGTAGGCAGACAACGACGTGATGGCGCCATAGCCAATCTCCGGGGTCTTCTCCGGTTCGTTCGTCCCGATGCGGGCAAGCGATCTCAGCATGTCACGTCCATCCTTTCGAGGCGCCCGAATCAACGACTTCGAGAACACGAACCGGGTTCATGTCCTCGCGAACGTAGAGGGCCAAGTACTGCAATGCGTCGTGCGGGTGGCTGAACTTGTCCTTGGCAGGACGGTCCTTGAACCGCGCAGCAGCGCCACTAATCTGAACGCGATCATACCTGTATCCGCCGTTGAAACCCTTTCTCAGCATCGAACATCTCGGGTCGATGATGAAGCCATTCACGCGGGTCAGGAAGAACGCAACGGCGTCCCTCCGGGGCAGGAAGTCATTGGTGATTGCCGCCTCGACAGCCATGCCAAGAGAGGCCAGTTCCTCCATGCAGGATCGCTCGTCCGTCTGTGCTCTCTGCGTTCCGGCCGGGTCTCCCGTGGCTTCGAACCGGAAGCCCTTCCACTCGTTGAAAATGTCGGGCTTGACGATCTCGTTGTAGAACTGCCTGATCCCCATGTCGTACCCGCACCACTCGCGGAGCACGAGGAGCCTCCCTTTCGAGTCCAGCTGCCCGGCGATGCACGCAGGGGTGAGGCCGTAGTCGAACGCCAGCAGGATCGGCTTGCCTTGGATCGGGACAAGGTTCTCCTTCGACAGATGGACCTTCTCGTCCCACTCGGCATATACGGGTTTTCCCGACATCGACGAGCCGTACTGCGCGCACAGGAAGACCTTGATGTAGTCCTTGGTCTTGCCGGCCATCTGCCGCAGGTAGTAGAGGTAGCCACCGGCGATGTTCTGCACGTTCTCGGCGAGCTTGTTCGGCACGTACTGGCCATCCACTTCGATCAGCCCGCCGGGCTGCCGGTAGAACTTGTGGTTCTCGGGGGTCTCCTCCTCGGCCAGCTTGTACCACCAATGGTCGTCGTCGGGCGGGTTGGTGTCCATGATGACCCCCGTCCAATACGGAGGAGGAGACTCCTTGTCCTTGGCGTCGAACAGGGCGCCGTTGATAAGCATCTCGTGATAGTCCCGCTTGGGCGGGAATCGGGACACCCGGCCGGTCAGGACGTCGAGAATCTCCTTGGGAACTTCCACGGCTTCGTTGATCCACCCGCCGGTGAGCTCGAACGACTTCAGCTTGCCAACCTCCTCGGGCCGGTCCAAGGCCAAGAAGATGACCTCAAGGTCGAGGGACGTGCCGTCGCCCAAGCTCTGAATCTTCATGTTGAACGTGGGAGGGGTGTCCCACCGCATCTTCCCTGCCCGCTCGAACCACTCCATCCACGTCTTGATGGTCGTGTTCTTCAGCTCCGGGTAGCTGTTGCGGATCACCGCCCACCTTGAGCGCCTCCGCCCCCACCGGTCAGGGGTGTGCTTCAGCGCCCGGTAGATGATCTCCCAACAGCAGGAAGATGACTTCCCCGAGCCAATGGGTCCGAGGATGCCGCGGACGAAGTCATCGTCCTCGTGCAGTGAGGCCGCGACAGGGCCGGGTGGGGTGTAGCTGATCTCCATGCCCGGAACCTATCACAACACCGGTTCAGTAGCCGCGGCCGAACTTGGCGTCGAAGTCAGTGAGCACGACGTTGGCCCACGCCCCGGGAACCTCCTTCTTCGTGCAACTCACCGCCCCGGCAACAGCTGTTGCCACAGCGATCCACAGTTCCATCCGGTAGTCCTGCTTCGTCTTGTGGGGCGCTCTGTTCAGCTCCGTGATTCGATCCAACATGGCCTGAAGCTGCGAGAACCCTTTGTCGTTCTGCGCATTTACCTGCTGTGCAATCGCCTGCCTCTGTACTTCGCTCTTGTCGGGCTCTTCGAACAACTCCTCTGCGGGGAGCATCGGTTTGTTGATGTCCATGCTCACACATCCCTTAAGGCGATGCGGTTCATCAGGGCATACCCCATCAGCGGCCACACTTTTTCGATCGCGTTTTTGCGGGCAATCTGCATGCCCACCGCCTCGTCGTAGTTATCCGGGCTGACGCACGCCGAACTACCCATGACCGTGAAGCCGTTCCTCAGCACCAAGATGCAGATCGTCATCAGCTTCAGCGAATCAACGCCGTCATCCGGCGCCATTGGGTGCGGGAAGTGGGAGCAGATTGCCTTGCTCGGGTTGAAGTAGAACTCGTGGGCGATGTTCGCCTCGATGTCCTCCTCTGTGACACTAGGCGCTGACATGAGCAAGTTCATTCCTGACTTCTTTCCGCGGATCATGTCGAGCAGGGTCATTTGAACACCACCATGTTCGTCGCCCCAAGTGCGAGGCTCTCCTCGTCCAAGTAGATGTAGCTGTGCGTCCCGGCCTTCACGGCGGCGACCACCACCTTGGCGTGCAGCTTCTCCATCTGCCGGACCCGACGCGCACACTCCCGATCCCCGTTCGTCGGATACGTCCTGCCCGACTCGTTGCCCCTCTTCTTCCCCGAATACACGTTTCTCCCATGACCACGGGAGCTGTAGCCGAAGGCGTGCGGGTCCAACATCTTCCCGGACGCGATGACGGCGGCGATCGCCGCGAAGAGTGCCCTTGACCTGCTGAATGGTGATGCCATGCCAACCTCCCATGTTGTCCCTGAAAAGGGAGCCCCCCACCGCTCGAACACCAACTCACACAAGAAGGATACGGCAGGGGGCAAACTTCGATATGGGGGCGGCCCACCGAGAGGGGGAGGGGGGACCGGCTGTGCAGGGCCGGCGGTGAGCCGCCTTCATATCCAAGCTCGCAACCATTCTACAACCGGGTGGGCAACGTGCAACTACGGACGAGA